TTAACATAACACCCTCCAAATAGTTTTAAGTCTAAAGCTAAATCTTTTAACACATCATCGTCAGAATTGTGTAATAATTCATTTAATCTCAAAAATGATTCTTTAGTATCTGTATTATCATCTGCATTTGTTGCTGCTAATCCTTCTCCATAAATCATTGCTCCTATTGACTTAACTAATGCACCATTAATTGCACTACCTAAGAATAGCTCTAGCAAATAATTAGGATAAAGGTTATCTTCTCCAAAACTAACCCAATCTTGATTATATTTTTCAACCAAATGAGGTATATTATAATGTGATAATTTTACTAAGTTTAAATTCATAATTATATTGTTATATAAACGCTTTCTGTATCAGAATCGTTAGTTGTATATTCTGTGTAATCAACAGGATTCGTAGTTGAATTGCTTGTTAAGTTCATTAAACCATTCCATATTGTCGTTAATCCTGAAGGGTCTAAATTAGAGTTTGAAGAATTTTGATATATTACCACGTCATAAAACCCTAAAGGGAAATCTTTGTTCCCTAAATATAGTGCACCTGCTGATAAATTTTCATTTGCAGAATTGAATTGTGTATATATTAACAATGAAACATATCTATCTTTATTAACATAACTAGCGGAAGCAGGTAAAAATGTTTTTGAATTTCCTGTTAGCTGACTAGTAAAGGTAATTAAAGGTCTATAGTCAGCATTAGTCATTTTATCATATAGATTCAAATAAACCAACTTAAACTGTAAAGATGTTGCTCTAACTAACTGTATCATTTTTCTATAAAGTATTTGTCTATAAAATCAGTGTTATTTTTAACTAAATCAATATGTTCTTGAGTTAAATCATTTAGACAATGAATTACTTGACCGCTATACTCATCTTTTAATTCCACCATCTTTCTTTTTGTTTTTAGGTTGTTCTTTTACAAATAAAGCATCTCTAACGCTTTCATTTAGTCCTGCTATTTGCTTTTGTGTTAGTTCGTCTAGTGGTGTATTAAGCGTGTCAATGCTTTTACCTTGCCATTCTTTTTTTAGTTTCCAAGCCATAATATCTTTATTATAAATATAAAAGTTAAGTTATTGTTTTTTAGTGTACAAAAAAAGGGGTAATTAAACCCCTTTCTTTTTCATATATTGAGTAGCGATTAAGTACCTACTGTAATAGTCAATGCTGATTCATCAGTTAAACCGTCAAACGGATATTTAGCTGTTGCAGCACCTGCAGTTGCAGGTAACTGAATTAAAGCATTTCTTTCTTCTGCACCATATTCTATAGTATATCCTGTCATATCTCCCTTAGCAGCACCAGTTACTACAGTTCCACCAGTTACATAGCAACCATTATCAATACCTAATAAAAACACGTTATCGTTTTCATCCTGTACAAAGATTTGAGCTCTTGAATAAGCCATTAATCTAAGTTCATTAGTCATGTCGTGATCTATCTTCTGTAGTGTTACAGATAGTGTTTGGTTAAAGAATGTAGTACCATTAGCATTGTCTGATTGTATATTTACAGTCATACTAGATAAGTTAGGCACTAAGTCATACTTAAATACTGTAGTTGCACCACCTGATTGTCCACTCCAAGTAGCAAAACCTGCAGTAGTCATTTCAGTAGTGTTTATAGTTGCAACAGCAGAGATATTGTTATTGAATCCTTTACAAATATAGATAGCTTTCAAACCACCTATCTGATCTTTACAATCTACTAATCGCCCTCTTGTTAAATTACAAGCCATAATTATTATTTATTAAAAGTTAATAAAAGGGGAGTATATTACAACTCCCCATTTAAAGTATCTATTAAGTCCAAACAGTTGAACCATATACACCATCTGAAGCAACTGCACATTGTACACCAACCGAAAAATTCATAACGATTCTTACATTGTCAGAACCATCGAATTGATATGTTGGTATTACTCGTGCTTCAGTCCAGTCCGTTGCAAGGTTAGTTCCAAATACTAAGTTTTCTTTGTATGTTGCAACAATTACATCGTCAAAAATTCCTGGACAAACATAAATTGGGTGTCCGAAATATGTGATGCCTTCAAATGATTGAGCAACACCTAAACTGTTGATACCTTGATTAGAACCTGCGTTAGCTAATGCTTGTATTAAGAAAGCGTAAGTTTTGTGATTCATATAGAAACCAAAACCTGCTTTAGAAGTCAATCCGCCTATACCTACAGCAGCATCGTAAACAGAAGCCATGTCAGTTAATATATCAGATGCAGCCAAAGCATTTGCAAAATCAACTTCTGTAAAGTCTTTCAATGCACTTGCATCTGCACCTGCTTCATCTAATGTTCCATCATTAGATAAGAAACCAACACCAAAAGGAGAAGAACCTTTCCATATTGAATTTTCTAATTGCTCACCTGCTTTTGCAGCAACTGTAGCTAATAAAAAGTCTTCAAATGTTCCTGGTAAGTTTCCGTTTCTGTCCATATTTTCGCCAATCCACGTTGGAAAAACTGTTCCTCTACAAATTTCTTCATTTACTTTTAAATCAGTAAGTGTTAAAACTTGTTCAGTTAATGATGTGTCATTTCCTGAAGAAAACGCACAAGCAGCCGCAACGATAGGGTCATTAATTCCTAAATTAGAAATAACTGCTTTTGAATTTAAACCGTCTATTTGTCTTACATATCCTTTTGCGACTGTGTCAGGACTTTTAACTGCAGCAGTCACATAAGGCAATGCTAATTTACCTGCATAGGTGTTATCAGTTACGGTTATATCAAACTGATACTCTTTACTTAAATTGTATTTATTATTTGCCATTTTTAATTATTATTTATTGTTAATGTAATATGCTGCCCTCTCTTTAGTTGACAGTTTGTTTAAATCAATAGTTGAATTAAAGTGAGTTCCTTCAGGATTATAATTAATACTTTCCGTTGCAGGTTCTCCGCTTAGCTCAACTATCTTTCCTTTAAGTTCTTCTATTTGTGTCATAAGTTCACCCATAACTTCCGAACTCATTTCTGTTTTAGAATCTTCTTCAGATAATTCTTCAGCAGATGCTTCTACTTTATCAGCTTTTAAATCAGCTACAGCATCTTCTAAATTTTTAATTCTTTTTTCCATACCTTCCCAATCAGCAACATCAGCTTCTTCAGCTAATTCTTCTTCTTTAGATTCTTCTGACATTTCTTCTTCTTTAGGTTCTTCTACATCTTCAGCTTCTTTTTCTTCGCCTAAATCTAAGATTTCAGATGAATCTCCGATAGTCATTTTGTTTCCGTTTTCCATTGTATAAGTACCTGCAACTAATGGCTCTGCTTCTCCGTCATCACCAATAGCAAATACTTTAGATCCAATCATAAACTGCTCATCTTCTGTAGCTAGTGTACGACCGTCATCTAATTTCATTTCAGCGTAAAATTTCACGCTATAAGATTTTGGTTCATTTTTCATTTTTAAAATATTTAAAATTTTTTCTAGTGTTCCCATAACATTAATAAATATAAAGGTGTTAAAATTGTTTATTTCTTTTAGTAACTTATTGTTCTATTCTTGATAGCAGCACATACTTTTTCCGCAGTTTCTTTAGATCCATATTCCTTCATCATATCACGGATACATTTATTCCAAGGATATTTAGCTAATGCCATACGTTTAGCAAATGCCACATATTCTAGCATTTTATATTTACGCTTGTACTTCTTTTTGCCGCTCTTAGTATATAATTCCTCTTTCATTGTAGCTGACGAATGATCTTCGCAAGGCATATATAATGTTACACCATCTACTTTATGTGGATGCGAACCCTGACAACCTTTAAACATTTCAGCGTATAGTTCCGCTTCTTCTTTACTTCTAAATAAAGGTTCACCGTCTAAAGAACCAACAGGATTTAATTCATTCTGTAAAATGACATCTTTTATTTTACCCATCATAACCTCATCAGGACAATCTAAGCAAACCTCATCTAGTATATCCTTTTGTCTTGATGCTTCAATTAGTTTATCTGTGAAATATCCCTCTATACTAAATCCTCTTACTTCTTTATTCTTTATTGCTTCCCAAATTTCAGGATTGTTTTCAGCAGATACTTGTACAAACCAAGTTCCAACAGGTAAATTCTTAAAACCATACATATTTGATTTATCGTATTTATTATCCTCTTTTATCCACGATTCTACAACCGTTAAACCTTGTATTGGTTCTTTGTGTTCTAATGTATGATTATTATTATTTAGATTAAGCATAAATAGCTTTTGTGCTTGTTTAATAGTTTCCGTAGTAAAGAACACGTCATATTCTTCGTTAGTATCTTTATCTAATCTAGGTATTCGTTTTTCAGGTATTAAAATAGCACCGATTAATTGTTTCTTTTCTTCATCTATTTTTGCTAGACTTAAAAAGTCATTATTAAAGAATACAAAGTTTTCTTCTATTGCTGGAAACTTAACAACGCTTATTGCGTCAACACCAAAGTGGTCTGCGGTTTCATCTATGATTAATTCTATTAGTTTTCTTTTTTTACTCATAACACTTATAAATATAAAGTTGGTATTTTTGTTTACAAAGTAGCTTGTATTTCAAGTTCTTCTTGTAGTGCCTGTGCATTAGATATATCCGTTTCTACTACAAATGCTTGTACAGGTTGTATGTCTAAATCTCCTGTTCCGTTTAAGACATCCATATTGGGTAACAAGTCACCACCTATACCGCCTGCAACTCCCATTCCAATGCTTCCTGTTGCTGTAACATCATCACTATCATCGCCTTCTTCTCCAGGAATTTTAGTGTTGGTTATTGCATTAATGTTTGCTAGACCTGTTGCTATAACACTTGCTGCCCCTGCAAATCCTAATATACCTCCTTGTCTAAGTGCTTTATTAGCACCTGCAAACATATCTATAATAGCAAGTGCCTTAGCCATCTTCTTACCCTTCTTACTATCCTTGCCAATAAGATTAGATATAGAACCAAGAGCACCTCTTACAGCATTAAACTTAGAATCTTGCAACGCTTTATCTCGTTTTAATGCTGCATCATCATATTTTTTGCTTATTGCTGACTGCTCGATTCTTAGCTTTTCTTCTAATGCAGTTGTATCTTGTCCGTATTTGTTAGCTAGATCAATTAACTTTTGAAACTTATTCGCTGCCGCTTTTAGCTCTAATTCTTCCTTGCTCATAAGTGAAGATTGTAACGTATCTAATGCCTTAGCTTGAAGTTCTTGTTCTTTATCAAACGCCTTAATCATTGCGTTAATCTCCTTGCTAGTCATTTCTTCAGTTACCTCTAACCCCCTTTCTTGTGCTGATTGTATTGCAACTAATCTGTCCAATCTCTCTTTTTCTGCTTTAGCTGCCTCTGTATTTACTTTAGTTGTAAAGACTCCTACTTCTGCTGCAACCCTTTTTTGTCTTAATATTGATGCAGTTTGTAATTCTATAAGTCTAGCTCTTTCTTCTGCTAGTTTCTGTATATCTTCTTCACTAGATTTTCCCAAGTCTATTAATCCCTGTAGTGCATCTATTTTTTCCTGTTGTATGTTTAACTCAATCTGTGCAACTCTTTCTTCTTCTGCCACCGCTGCCTTTAATGCTGCTAGTCTTTCTTCATTGCTCTTAGTGTCATCCTCTGCTAATAACCTAGATTCAGCAATTATTTTATTTGCTTCTGCTCTAACACCTAGCATATCACGTTCCATATCTCTAACCTTCTGTAGTGCTAAAGTTAATCTGTCGGCAGCGTTACCCTCCTCTTTCATTTCTTTTGTAACGCTTTTAAAACCTCCTGCAAGTGCCGCCTGTTGTGCGTCATCTAATCCTGTTGCTAACTGAACAAATGAATCCTTAGCTTCGTCAGCGCCCTCTTTAATCAGCTCCATGTCCAATGTAAACACTCCCTTAATAACTTTCCCAAATGCTTTAAAAGTATCAATTAATGCCTCTATTCTATTTGCAATATTTTCTTTCAATGTTTGCCATAAATCCTTAATAGCTTGTTTTGGGTCAGTAAATACTGACATTAATTTTTCAAATAATGGTTCTAACCTATCTCTAATAACATCAAACATTGCTGAAACTCTAGCACCTGCTCTTTCAAATTTTCTAGCGGTTTCCATATTTCCACTAAACAAGTTTTTTAACTTAACAAAAGCATCTATAATAAGCCCTATTCCCATAGCTTTGAAAGCAAAACTTAGCATTTTAACACTACCTGTCAATCCAATGAATCCACCTTTTGCACCCTTGGCAGATTTACCTGTGTCTTTTATACCGTCATCTACTTCTTTTACTTTCTTTGTAGAATCTCCTGTATCCACTCTTAACTTTATTGTTTTTTCTACCGCCATAGCAATCTTATTAATTGTTTAAACATTCTTCTAAAACTTGTGTGGTATTCTTCTATACCATAAACAAAATCTAATTCTTTATCTTTATATTCCACTAATTGAATGTGATCAATTAATGTTGGTATTAGTCTTGATGTTGCTTCTATATATTTTTTTAATTCCATATTAAATAATCTCCGTTTTGTAATTGTATTTTATCTCCGTTTTGATATAACGCCCAATTTTCATCAAATCCTAGTGTCATATTGTTTATTCTATTTACATCAACTTCTGCTGTTAATGTCCATATTCTTTTAGTGTCCGTTTGACTATCATCTAAACCAAATCTCAATACACCACTACTAATATCAATATTTAGTGTACACGTTGTTGGATTAGCACCCTCTCTAATACTAAATTCTTGTTGTCCACCAACTGTACTCAATTGTGTTGCAGTTCCATTTATGATTTTAAAGGCTGTGTAATAAGCAAAGCCCTCTGTATATCCTAATGTGTATGTGGAGCTTGTACCACCTACAACTGTTGCCACGCCTTTAACACGAATAATCATATTTATATTATCTGGCATATTTAAAGGTTTACCATATTCATCGCCTTCAGGATAAGCATAACCCCTTGTGTTGGCTACGGTATAACCTGTTAAAACAATTCTGTGTGATTCGCCTTTGTATTGTGGTGTGTTTCTGCTTTTGCTTGTATATTTGATAATTATATCATCACCATATAAAGGTAATAATGCTTTGCTGTATTTACTGTTATCAACACCTCTCACAAGCGGTCTGTTTCGTCCACCTATTTTGTCATTGATTAATGTTTTTAATTGACCTGTGTTTAATATACTAGAAGAAGAAAATATACTTTTAAATTTAATTGGTAAACTTCCTGCATTAGCAACGCAAGGATAAAGACCATTAGATGCTTGTGCTGTTAGATTCCACATAACCATTCCACCATTACATAAACAACATTCAGGATTAGCATATAGACCTAAAAAATCAGGTGCTGTAGTATCGGGAGTACAACCAGGATTATCTTCAGAGCACCACATATAATAAGTGTCAGCAAACAAATTACTTGTACCTGATGTAACAAGATAGTCACAACCATTACAATTTGCTTTAGTGTCTAATGATTTTATCAATGTTACTTTTGTACTTGCTTTTGCTCCAACTTCGTAATTAGATATACTAAGCACACGCCAATAAGTATCTTTAATTAATATCTCATCAGAAAAACTAAAATTAAATATATCTACTTCGCTAAGGTTTAGATGACATTCCATTATTCGTGCTTCACTACTATATATATTTGAAAGATATTGTTGCCAATATGCACCATATAAAGAAGTATTAAACCAATTACCAATAGAAGCGACATAATTAAAAACTTGCAAATTACCTACTATGGGGGGTGATGCGTTCCAATATAAAGACTTATTTGAAGATGTTAATGTATATTGATTAGCAGGATTAGAACCATCACCAGGAATAATATCAAAAGGACTACAAACAGGATATGTGTTAAAAGTAAATGCTGTTAAAGCTGTTGTTGTTGCTCTGTGCAAATAGTAATTAGTTTGATCACCAATTGTGTCTAAAACATTTGTTACAGAACCACAATAATAAAATAGTTTTGGTTTTGTTTTCTTTATCTTATTAACAGAAACACCGTCTTTATCTTCATAGCTAAATTCATATTGAACAGTCATATTAGGAAGGAATGTTCCAAGCTGCTCATCATCATTTGCAAAAACCTGTCCGTTTATAAATGGAGAAAAAATAGAATTATTTTTCAATTCACCTGTTGCAAAATCATTATTATATTCTTCTATTTTTAAATGTCCATATACATTTACTTCAGGATATCTTTCTTTAAATGATTTATTATATAAATCTTCATCTTCTTGGTCAGTTAGATGTATTGTTTTCTTCTGTAGCGTAGTTGTATCTTTAACAACAATTTCTTTATCTAAGTCTAGCTTGTCAGTCCAATACTTTAATTCACCACTTGCAATAAAATCATCGTAGGGCTCTATAATTAAATTTGTATCATCGTTAGGGTCTGTTAGTACAACTAAATTAAATCTTTCAATAATATCTTTTAAAAAGCCTTTCTGTGTTATATCAGGGTCTATACAAGCAGGAATATCTATAGTTGCACCATAAACATCTGTTTCAGTATATCCAACCCAATCAACACCAATTAAACTATATACACTACTAGAAATTACTGCACTTCCTAAAATTAATGTGGCACTAGCAGAATCGTTAGATTTTTCTACAGCTTCAACTTCTACTATTATTCTAGCAGAAGATGAATGCGGCATATTTTCTATATTAAAAGATACTTGTGCAAGTGCTAATACAGTTAATAAATCAGAATTGTCAGGGTCAGCAACAGGATTTAGAGAAATTTGCCCTGTATCATACACTACATCTGTTGGAACATTTCCAGCAACATTCCATTCCTGAACCGTGTAATTTAAAACTATATTATTTGTAGCACCACAACCTTTTACATTTACAGAATTAAACCAGTGTGCCACATTTAATTCTACCATACTACTATCTACTTTTGTAAAATAGTTATATGTTCCATTCCACACAGAATCGGCATCTGATAAACCACCACCAGATATGGTGTTTGCAGGAATAACAACCTGACTTGTCGGACTGCAAGTAGTGCCAACTTCACTAGATAAAATACCCCATTGTGAGCTATTACCAACTCGCATTATTCCGCTTGGACCAGCATTGGGGTTAGATGAAGGCAAAGCAACTAACTCTAAATGGTTTGCTGTTGTCATAAACAGTTTACCAAAGTATTTTTCAGAAGCATAGTCACCTGTGCT